GTGCTAATACTTGTACTATACACTTCCAATAGTAATTGTTCTGTACGTTTGATCTTGTGTTTCTGTGTTTCTTAACCTCTACAGTATATGGACTTTCCATATCTTTTAAATAGTTTACTAATTGCATCTTATCTTTTTTATCGTGAATTACAAATTTCATTAGCTTGTAAACTTCTCTTTAGTTTCTTTCCACATTCTATCTTGTCTTTTACTTAATGATGGTTCTGTCCTTCTTATACTAGGAAAGCCACCGAACTCTTTAGATTCTTCTTGCATATATTCTCCACACTCGCATTGTGCTTCTCTTGTTCTAACTTTACCATCTATTACTTCTAAGGTAGCTTTAGCTAATTGTCTTGTGTTTCCACAAGCATTACATACATAATTTAACATAGTTTTTTTGTTTTAAAATAAAGGAGAGCAAAAAACATTTAATATTATTATATTGGCAATATGCCTACTCTCCTTTAAATATGATTTAATCTTATTTTACTTAATTTCTTTTTCTTTAATTCTTCTAATTCAAATTCCAAATGATGTATAGCTTTATTTACATCTTCAATATGTTTATCTATATTACTCATTCCTCTTTCTGTTTTTTTACCA